AGACTGTTTTTTTTAAGGAGGTTTTATGAAACTTTTAAAAGATATATGGGCTCACTTGAAAGAGTGGTCAGACTGGGGCATGAAGGACTGGATTAAAGCTGGTATCGTTGCCGTAATAGTAATTATAGTTTTGGGAAAAATTTCAGGAGCTGTATAAATGTTAAAGATCCTTAGCGGTTTATTAGGTGGCAAAGATGGTGCCTTACAACAAGTCGCTTCGGTGATAGATTCAATCCATACCTCAGAAGAAGAGAAATTAGACAAAAAGATTTTAATGCAACGCATCCAGCAAAAACTTGCTGAAAAGCAATTGGATGTAAATGTAAAAGAGGCAGGTCACCGCTCCATATTTGTGAGCGGTTGGCGGCCCTTTATTGGTTGGTGTGGAGGCTTTGCCCTCGCTTTCGAATTCATCCTATCTCCTGCGGTAGAATGGTATAGTAAATTTGCAGGATTAAACTTAACGGCTCCAGAAATTCAAACTGGGCCTTTACTAGCAATTGTCACTTCAATGCTCGGCGTCGCTGGACTCCGCAGTTTTGAAAAAAGCAAAGGCTTAACCAAATAAGGAGAAATGATGGGTAAACCAACTAAAAAAGACCAAGATAAAGCTCAAGTTAACGCAGAAATTAAAAAAATAAAAAAAGAGCTTTCTAAATTAATTGAAATGCGTGATAGTTTTATGAAACCAAAAAACAGACAAGGCAATATTGTTTCACCAGGTGGTGGAAGATCCAGAAGATCATAACAAAATAGGAGACTAAAATGGTAGATAAGAAAAACCCAAAACCAAGTGGAAGATTTAATGTGGATGATGCAATTCGTATAATGGACGATATTCCAGAATCTAAAGTAAAAAAAGCTTATAAATTAGCTAGAGATAGAAAACCAACTGGAAGATTAAATGTGGATGATGTTGAAAGAGCATTAGGAAAAATTAATGATAAAACTCGTAAAGCTAAGAGTTCTATGACAAGTGATAAAGCTTATGTGGTTAAAAAGAACATGGGCGGTAGCATGGGCGGAGGAATGAATCCAATGGGACGTTCTCCAGATCCAACTGTTCAAAGTGTTACAGGATACAATCCCAATACACCAATGATGAGAAAAAAAGGTGGAGCAATTAAACGCAGAGGCGGTGGTATTGCAAAACGTGGAATGGGAATTGCTAAATAAATGACAGCTAGAAAAATGGTTAAAAGCTCTGGACAAGCATCCGTTATTGGAGGAGCTAAAGCAAAAAGCTCTGGACAAGGATCTACTATTTCAGGGCCACCCGCTAAAGGTTCTAGAGAAGGTTCCGTTATTAAAGCTAAAAAAGGAACGTATGTAACTAAAGACGGAAGAACCGTTAAAAAAGGCTTGTATTACAATATGAATAAAGCCAAAAAAGACGGAACTAGTAAACCAGGAAAAGGTACCGTAACCGACAAAGCTTTAAAACAATCAGCTAAAACAGCCTTTAAACCTAAAACTAAAAAAGCATAATGCCCTTTCGCTCTAAAAAACAGAGAGCCTTTCTTTATGCAAATAAACCAGAAATGGCTAAAAAATGGGCAGGTGAACATGGAAATAAGATTGTAAAAAAGAATAAAGGAGGTTATATGATGGTCGAACCAAGAGGTTTTACGAGAATGTTACCAGAAAAAAGACAGAAAACAAAAATATTTATTTAATGGCATCAGAAGTAGTAGAAAAAAGAATTAAACAGCACGAAGGATTTTCTCAAGAGAGATATGATGATCATCTAGGTTTTGCCACAATTGGCTACGGCCATTTAATTACAAAAGATGATGATTTTGAACCAGGAATAACATACCCAAAAGCTCAATTAGTAGAGTTGTTTAAAAAAGATTTAAATAGAGCAGAAACTGAAACAGATGAACTTATAGGGCATATTACAGAACTACACATAGTTGCAAGAGATTGTATTATTGAAATGTGTTTTCAACTTGGAAAAGCTGGAGTTAAAAAATTTGTTAAGACCTTATTAGCACTGGAAGAACGTGATTATAAAACAGCAAGTATTGAAATGTTAGATTCCCGTTGGCATAGTCAAACCCCTGAACGTTGTAAAGAACTTTCAAGATTAATGGCGTTATGCGTTTAGAGAATTTTTTTACTTATTACAAAAAAGAATTAATTGGTAGACAAATGGCGGTAGAACAAGCTATACTGCAAGGCGTCTCTAATTGGGACGAATATAGGTATTTAACGGGTAAGTTAGATGCTTTAAAACAAGAAGTACAGGAACTCACGGACCTGCTAAAAAAACAGGAGCTAGAATGACCAAGCCAGAAAGCAAACTAATTATGCCTAAGCATATTTGGGATGGTAAGAAAAAAGAAAAAATTAAGAAAGATATAGAAAAAGTACCAAAACCAACAGGATATCGTCTTGTTTTATTTCCTTTAAAATTAGAATCAAAAACAGCAGGTGGTGTTCATCTTTTGGATTCCGTTGTTGAACAAGCTTCTATAGCTACAAATGTTTGTAAAGTTATAGCAGTTGGTCCAGATGCTTATATGGATAAAGATAAATTTCCTAACGGAGCTTGGTGTAAAAAAGAAGATTGGATTATCATTGCAAAATATGCTGGAGCTAGACTTAGTATTGATGGTGGTGAACTAAGAATAATTAACGATGACGAAGTACTGGCTGTTGTCGAAGATCCTCGAGATATATTGCCAGCTAATTTAATTTAACATGGAGAATTCATGCAAGAAGTAGAACAAAAAAAATCAGAAAAATTAGTTCCAATAGACACTTCAGGTGAGTCTGTAGATATAGAACTAAAAGATGATCAGGTAGTAGATACCCCTGCAGAAAAAGAAGTATCCGACGATACCCCTATTGTAGAAATACAAGAAGAACCTACACAAGTAGAAACCAAAGAAGAAGAACTTGAAGAATATAGTGCGGGTGTAAAAAAACGAATTGATAAACTAACTAAGAAAATGCGTGAAGCAGAACGTCGTGAGCAAGCGGCAATTGATTATGCTAAACAAGTTAAATTAGAATCAGATAAATTAAAATCTACTAACATTGTTCAAAATGATTCTATGTTAGTTGATAGAGAAAAAGCTCTCGTTAATCAAAAAGAGTTTGCTAAAAGAGCATTAGAAGCCGCAATAAATGCACAAGATGCTGAAAAACAAGTAGCGGCTCAACAAGAGATATCTCGATTAACAATTGAAGACGAAAGATTAAAAGTATCAAAAGCTAAATCTATTCGCCGTAAAGCAGAAATAGAAACAGAAAAACCTGTTGATATGAATCAAGTTGTTAACCAACAAAGTACAGGGGGACAAGCAGAAGCCCCAAAAGATCCTAAAGCAGAAGCTTGGGCTTCCAAAAATGAGTGGTTTGGAACAGATAATGCGATGACGTACACTGCATATGATATTCATACGGAATTAGTGCAGAATGGGATTGACCCTAGAGACGATGAGTATTATAAAGAGATAGATACACGTATACGAAAACAGTTTCCTCATAAATTTGAGGTAAAGCCGAAGCCAACTCAAAAGGTTGCTTCAGCAATTAGAACATCGTCCACTGGACGCCGCACTGTGAGACTCACACCTTCACAAGTAGCTATATCAAAAAGACTCGGTGTGCCGCTCGAAGAGTACGCAAAACACGTGAAGGAGGCGTAATTATGACTGAAATAAATAAACAAAAAACCTCACGCAAATTAGAAACCCGTGAATTAAAAACTCGTAAAAGAGGTTGGGTTCCACCATCTAATTTAGAAGCACCAGAACCACCAGAAGGTTTTCACCATCGGTGGGTACGGTTTGAATTTAGAGGAACACAGGATGAAAAGAATGTGACCGCTAGAATCAGATCTGGGTATGAACCTGTGAGAGCAGAAGAGTATCCCGATAGACTTGATTTACCAGCTATGTCAGATGGTAAATATAAAGGTATTATCGCTGTTGGTGGTTTAATGTTGATGAGATGTCCGATTGAAGTGAAAGAAGATAGAGATGAATATTTTCGAGGAGTAACTAACGATCAGAAAAAATCAGTGGAAACAGATCTCATGAGGGAAGAGCACCCCTCCATGCCAATTTCGCAAGAAAGGCAGTCTCGGGTAGAATTTGGTGGAAACAAAAAATCTTAATGGTTAAGATTGATGTCTCTATCAACATTGTCTAAAGGAGACATAACATGGCTAATATAAACGCAGCTTTTGGTCTACGTCCATACGAAAGATCAGGCTCAAATTATAATAACCAAGGTGTAAATGCGTATCCTATA